TGATCGCCCGCAGCATCAGCGCTTGCACGATGGCCTTCTCGATCTGTTTGGCCAGGTTGATGAATGCGTCCCCTGCGCTTTCCGCCCCGATGATGATGTCGGTGAACGTCGCGGCGAACTCGTCTTTCATGCCGGTGGCGAGTTGGTAGAGCTTGTTGCCCTCCAGTTCCAGTCGCTGGATCTCTGCCGCCGCCTGCTGTTCGGTGAGCAGCTGCCTAGTCAGCGCCGCCTCGACATCGCGGATAGCCGCCGCCCGGCGCTCTTCGGCGGTGATCTGGCGCTCGATCACGTCGGCCGCGACCTGCTCGATGCGCTGCTTCTCCGCCAAAGCCGTGTTGTACTCCTCGATGGCCGCGAGGTTGGCCTTGATGGCTTGGGTCTGCTCATCGGTCAGGCTGGTCAGTTCCAGGTTCAGCCCGTTCAGCGTCTCCAGCCAACGCGCCTGCTCTTCGTCACCCTGCAGCTTCTGATAGAGCACCGTGAGCTGCTCGCCCTGCCTGCTGATCAGGTCGGCAATCGACTGCTCTTCGCGCTGGATCTGCGCCGCGCGTTGCTCCGCCAGTCGCTTGGCTTCGGCCTCCGCCTCATTCTTCGCCTCAATCGCCGAGGTCAAGCTGATGTTCTGGTCAACCAGCGCCTGATAGGCGTCTCGCTGATCCTTGCTCATGGTCACGTCGTCAGCCTTGAGCTTCGCAGTCAGTTCCAGCAGCGGAATCTCCCTCTCCCGGCCTGCAAGGGTGAGCTGGAGCGCCTCGTTCTCCAGCCGGAGCGCAGCCGCGGCTTGCGCGTAGGCGTCGGCTTTCTTCTTTGCCGCTTCGCCGGCGGCACCATCGGCGGCCGCACCCGCGCCGGAACGGCCGACCGGGTTGATGGGGTCGTTGAAGTCCGGCGGCAGATGCAGGTTGTCGAGTTCCTTGCGCAGCTCAACTCCCAACCGCCTGTAATGGGCGATGATTCTGTCGATCTCGGCTGGGTCAGAGCCAAAAATCTTCATCATTCCCGCAGGGCCCGGCAGCTTGCTGATCATTCTGGCGCCTTCGGCGTAAGCCAGGAAAATGTCGTTGACGGTCAGCGCCCCCGCCCGCGCAATGACCGGAAGCTCCCGGAGCACGCTTGTCAGCCCCCGCAGACTCGCGGCGAATGCGTCAACAAATCCGGAATCCCCAATCGCGACCTTGAGATCGAACACCGCTGTTTTGAACCGGTTGATCGCCTGCTGCGTGCCGTTGACCGCGTTCTCAATATCCTTAGAGAACGTTTTCCGCAGTTCCGCAGCCAGCTTGGGCAGCAGGTCAGACGCGAGCACCTGCCCCTCGTCGAGCATTTTGTTTAGCTCTTGCGTCGTGACGCCCATCGCCCGCGCGGCAATCTGAAACGCCCCTGGCAGACGCTCGCCAAGCTGACCTCTCAATTCCTCGGCCTGCACATTGCCCTTGGAGACCATCTGCTCGATAGCCCTGAGCGCCCCCTCGGTCTCATAGGCCGAGAGCCCGAGCACCGTCGCCGCCTCGCTAACCCCAATGAAAATGTCGCGCGTGGCCTGCCCCGCAAGCTCAGTGCCGCGCGTGGCAGCCGTGAGCTGCGAGTAGGCATCCGCCGATGACAGCAGATTCAGCCCCAGCCGTTCCGCCTCGCCCCGCACAAACGCAAACTCCCGCTGCGCCAGCTGAGCGCTGCCCGTCGCCGCCCGCAGGCTGTTGTCGATCCGCTCCATGGCGATCGAGGCCTCGACCACGGCCTTGCCCATGCGAACGCCGGCATAGATCGCGGCCGTCCCGCCGATTGCCAGCCACAGCTTCTTGGCCGCCCCTTCGGTCCGCCGGATGTTCTGCTCCATCTTGCGCGTCGAACGGTCAACCTCGCGCTCACCCTGCTTGAGGCCCGAGGTTTCCGAGCCGATGCGCACAAAGAGACTGCCGAGATCCGTCGCCATCAGCGCCGCCCCTTCCTGCCGTGCCTGTTCTTTGCCCTGGCCTCGTGCATTGCCTTTTCTTCCTGCTCCCGCCGGATCGTGAGGAACGTCACCCAGTCATCGAGCTCCGTCGCCGGCATCCGCTCCTCCAACTCGCAGACGGGACACCCGAGCATCTCCGCGATCACGAAGAGGAATTGTCGCTCGGGGTCCCCTCGGAGTTTTTTTCCGCTTCCGCCTTGGCCTCGGCGGTCCCGTTCATGAGCTTCACGCAGAGGTCGCCCAGCTTATCCACGTCGCTACCGCAGAGCTGGCCGAGCATGACGTCGATGTCGGTGTCCTCGAATACCAGCGTGTCGGTCCCCGGCTCATAGCACATCGCGCCGATGGCGTAGAGCTTCATGCGCGTCATGTCGACCACGTCGTCAACGACCGACTTGCGCGCCAGCTCACGGCGGGCGGAGATCGACAGCGGCCGCACTTCCACCTGAGCTTCGCCGTCGCTGGACGTCACCAGCTCGCCCTGCTTGCGCTTGGGCTGGTTCAGAAATGCCGAACGGATCTTGTCTCGGTTGCTCATAAATCACCTTGCTCTTTGGTATGGGTTGGCCGCCGAGGCATTCCCCCAGCGGCGTAAAGTCCATTGCTGTCCGTTAATGGCCAACATTGGCCGCTGCTGGCTGTTACGGCACGGCCGCGAGAGCGCCGGCGCTGAGGAGCGTGGCGCTGAACTGCTCGCTGTCGTTGTCTCCGCTGATACTGACGCTCGACACATAGGCGTTGCCCCCGCTGCCGTTGGTGCCGTCGGGCAGGTATTGCAGCGCCACCGTGGTCCGCGCAAAGAAGTTGTCGAGTAGCGCCTTGATGCCGGCATTCAGGCTGGCCGTTGCCTCATAGCCGAAGTTGATATCGGTCTTACCGTAGAGTGCCCATTCCAGCGCCTCGTTCTCCTGGCCGCTGACCTCGCCGTCCGCGTTCGCGCCCGTCAGCACGAACCAGCCGCGGCAGACCAGGGCGCCGTTTGCGAGGTTGAACTCCAGCAGCACCGGGTCACCCGCGAGCAGGATGTCTTCGTAGGTGCCGGCGATGTCATCGAATCGCTCGATGGTCGAGCTGATGTCGATCAGGCCGACCTGATGAACCATCCAGCCGCCGTTGGACTGGGCGGCCTCCCGCGTGGTCGCGTCCAGGTCCTGCCCGCTCATCTCCAGCCCGAAGCTGCCGCGGTTCTGAGCGATGACGGCCATGGGCAGGTATTTGCCGCTGATCGTCACCGAGCCGTTCGGCGTGAAGGCCGCGTCCAGTGTCACCTTGCCGAACAGGTAATCGATGCTCTCGATCTCGCCCGGATCGAGCGCCCCATCGGCGTCGGCGACGACAACCGCCGTATCCGGATCGAGCACCCGCTTGGCTGCGTCGGTGATCTGATAGATTTTGCCCGAGACGTTGGTCGTCGCCTCGGTGGTCAGGGTCGTAGCCGTGCCCGACTTCTTGAGCACGGCCTTATACCCCTGCACCTTGCTCGCGTGCCCTTCGACCTCGCACGACCAGTCCTTTAGGCCGGTCATGCGCGAGGTATTGCCATCGGCCGACGTGACAAAATTGCTGTCGTCGATGACGTTGCCGGTGCGCGAGAGGCTCGCGGTGCGCGCGGGGATCGGCGTCCCGTCGATGGTGACATCCTTGGCGTAGGTCACGTGAACGGACATGGTCGTAGCTCCTTAGAGTGCGGTGCGGTTGCCGGCGTCGGTCGGCTGAACCATCAACAGGAAATTCAGATTCCAAATGTGTCGGCGGCTCTGGTCCTGGCCCTCGTGGCTGATCTCCCCCGGCATGGTGATGCCGCGAACGGTTTCCCCCGGCGTGATCCCGAGCAGAATGTCCTTCACGCCCTTTGCGATTGTGTAGCCGCCGGCTTTGTCGCCCGGCGCGGACCTGACGCGCACGTGCACGCGCGGCCGGTCGTAGCCCCACTTGGGATCAGGAGGAAGGCCTCCCGAGTCGTAGCAGGTAATGCAGGCGTCGGGCTTCTCCGGCTCGTGTGAATCAAAAAGATCCGTCCCGAGTGTGCCGATTCCCTCGGCGTCCAGGATCTCCGCCACCATCGCGGCCGGGCTGGTGGCCGTCGTCGAGCCGTCCCAGCCGCCTGAGACCGTGGCTGTGGCCAGCAGTCCCCAGGAGGAGAACGCAACAGGGTTGGCGCCGGCGATGCTCATGAGACGGTGCGCCCTCCATTGCTCGCCAGTGTGACGCTCACCAGATCCGCATCATCGGCCTGATTGCGCAGCGTCAGCACTGGCGCGTTATCCGGACCTGAGCGCACGACCTTGCCCGCGACCAGCGCCAGCAGATAGGTCAGCAGCATTGTCAGGTCCACTCCGTCAATCGTGGCGCTCGTATGCAGGAGCGTGCCATCCACGTTGAGCTTGTCGAGATAGCCGGACTTTTCGTCGGTCAGCCGATTGAGCAGCGTCGAGACGCCCGAGGTGTCGCCGCCGGCATAGGTGCTCCGGCTGGAAATCGCCGCATCCAAAAATTGCAGCAGCTTGCCCACGCTG